GTTGGTGCAGACAATAAAGCTGCAGCAATGTACTTACCTGCAAACTCGCCAGCGTAAGTAGTTGTAATTGATGTTGTTGTTGCCATTTTATTAATTTAAAAGATTAATTACTTATTTAGTTTTTCTAAGATCGCATCCATTGTTGAACGTGGTCTTTTAGAAGCGAATTTAAAACCTTCTACTTCGTTAGTTCTTTCAGGATTAAATGTGATTGGTTTTACTTCCTCAAGTTCAACCTCTGTTGTAGTCGTTGCAGTTGTTTCTTCAGTAACTTCAGCAGTAACTTCTTTAGGAGTAGTTGCGCTAAGAGTCTCCAATTTTGCTTTAAGTTCTTCATTTTCTGATTTTAGTTTTTCCATCTCAGCGAAGAATGTTTCTTTGATGATAGATTCAACTGTCTTTTTTGCAGTTGGTGCAACCTCTGCTTCTGCTTCAACTTCAATTTCAACTTGTGGTTCAGCTTCTACCTCTGGCATTTCTTCTTTAACCTCTGCTTCTTTAATCTCTGCGATTAGACCTTCTTGTTGTACTACTAAGATTTTACCATCTTCTAACTCATACTCGCCAACAGGCAAAGCGATTTTTTGATCTTCTGCCAAAACAAATACTTCTGCACCTGCTTCAAACATTTCAGCTTCTAACACGGTTACCCCGTCTGATAGTTTCATTGTAGCCAATTTCACTTCCATTCCTAAAAGTGTCTTAACTTGGTTTACTATTTCTTTTGCGTTCATACTATTTTTCTTTTAAAAACTTAAGCTTTTTTTATCTGTTACATTTTTAGTTGCTCACGCTTGTGATTGTGCGTGGTTCATTCGTGTTTGTAACGTTAGACACTCCTTGTCCTTCGGTTGCTCCTACCCCTTGTTGTGATAGTTCACCCTGACAACATTCTTTAGAGTACGTCCCGTCTTTACATAGGCACCCTCTGTTACCACCTACTGGACTTGTTGTTTTTCTTTTAGCCATATTTATTGAATTAAAATGTTTCCTATTTGATTGGTAAATGACTTAAACTTGTTATAATCAATCAAGCTGTCATTTTGTTGTTTTACAAAGTCTAAACCTATGTAAGCCACAAAGTTTCCATCTTTGAAATAAGGTGCTATAACTACTGATTTAACACCTTGGCGCAGTAGCTGTAGTTTAGTGGTATGTTCTTCTATATCATTTATATCCGAGTAGTTCATGCGCTCTAACATGATTTCTTGTAGGAACATTGGATAGATTGATACAGGTAAATTCTGTAGCCAATATGCCTCACTGCTAATTCCTTTAGCGCATACCTCAAAAGTCATTGATTGATGATTTCTATGTGTGCCATCGTAATATTTAATTGTGTTGTGAAACTGAAATATATATGCCCTATCCGCTTTGTAACTCAACATCAAATCGTTGAGCATCTGTTGTATCATTACATTGTTACGGATGTCTGTTTGTATCTCATCCTTTGGTTTAGGTTGCTTTATTTTATATGTTACTACCTCTGTTACCGCTGACTGATAGATGTACGCTATAAACCCGATTAGGATTATGATTAATGCGATTGTCCGTGTTTTTCTTAGCTGTTCAAGAATGGCACTAAAATAATTCATAAGGTATAGTTGTTTCGTATTTCTAAAGGAACATTATCCATAGCTTGAAAGACTGCGAATAATAGTGTTGTTTGCTCAGTTATGAAGTCTGATATTAATGTCGGAGTAATGTCAGCTGTGTTTACCACCTTTCTGCTGTCTACGTAGTGACATATCTCCATTACGTTAGGCTTAACTATTAAATTAGTTTGTTCAAAGTTAAGCTCCTCCTGTATGCAATCTAAAGTAAATGTTGCCATGTTATAATGAATAAACTCCTAATAATGATAAATCAAACTGCCCTGTATTTGTAACACCTGCACCCATGCAACGTGAAGCACAAAAGTTAAGTCCTTGCGTATCTAAAGGTAGATTTGTTGAAATAGTACCTTCTGCAATTTCGCCTAACTCATTGTTTGTAACTCGGTAAATTACATCCGTTGCGCTATTTGCATTGTAAAGTTCTATTGAGTAGGTTGTTGTCATTGCTGCACCTGCTGTTCTGTTTGCAGGAAAGTTACCACCAAGGTCTACTTTAGTGCAAGTTCCTGATCCATCATTGTGGAAGATTTGTAAGTTAGAATCCGCAGCGTCCGAACCTACTCCAATAACATTAAGCATTGAAGCAACCGTTGTAGTATCGTTGTACGTTAAATCAGTAGTTTGTCCAATCATTCCGTAGAATTGACGGCATCCACTTCCAAATGCTGTATCACTTATATACACCTCGCAAACATATCGAAACCCACCACCCATATACCAAAGTAATGCCGAACCTCTTGTGCCTGTATACCTTCCTGTACTTACCACAGAAGCATAGAAACCTTTTCTTATTTGTTTAGTAGCAAAGTTTGTTGATGCTACTGAACGTGCAATTGTGGATCCTGTTGTTGCTATGGTTACACCTCCCGACGTTGTTTCCGTAGTTGAGTTGTTCGCATACATTACACCTCGCATTTGCTCATGTGCAGTTACAGCAGGCATTAACCCACCACTTGGTTGATTCGTCCAAAGACCTGTACCTACGTTATAACTTAACACATCACCTTGTAATGGCGAAGTTATTTGTACATTATGTAACTCGTCTATCTCATAACCATTTTGAATAGCTACTACTATCTTTCCATTTGATGGATGAGCATAAGCAACATATCCAATAAACACAGAATTAGCAGGTTTTGCAGGTGGTGTTGTCGCTACCATTCCGCCCGCAGTTGAACTTAACCATAACGTGTTTCCATCTGCGAATGCACTTGTATCTACATCTTGGAATAATCCCGATACAATTATATCTCCGTTGCTATTGTTTGCAATTGCCTCTAATGTTAAACCGATAGTTTTTGATGATGTCGCTTCTGTGTCTGCATCGGCTAATGTGATTGTAGGTAGCTGACCAGTTGCACCACTTATATAAACCACAGATGCTTTTGGAATAGTTGATCCTGTAGTATTTCTTACATGTAGCACTTCTTTTGCTGCACTATCAACTACTCCGTCATTGTCGGCATCATAAACAGATTTTAACATGTCGCCTTGAGTAGCTGAGTTAACCCATTGTGAGCCGTTATATGTTAAGACTTGGTTTGTAGTTGAACCACTTAAAACAACATCAGTTAGGTTGTCTAAACTTGGTGTTATGTATGAACTTCCTTTTGCGCTATTCTGAGCCATTACGTAGTATAAAATAGGTTATAAGATAGGTTTGCATTGCCTGAGTAAACAGAAACGATGTCCGTGTTTTTCAAGACCACACCACCTGTTAAAATAAATGTGTCATTTGCATCAATCGGAAGGTCATAATACAAATAATGCGAATCGTCTATTGCTGCTCCTAATGGTCTTACAGCTACTCTAAATGTAGTTGCAGTTGCACCAAGGTTGCAAATAGAAATAGAGCTAATAACGCAGTCCGCTGCCGCTGTATATAATGTGCTTAGTGTTGTTGCACTTGGTTTTAATCTTGCGTTGCCTAACATCCTTGAAATAGAAATACGGTTTTATAATCTGTCGTTGTAGTTACTACTAAATCACTTTCTAATTGCGTTAATAGGTCTGCATACGTGATACTTTGCGCTGTATCCGTGTTATTGTCGTAATACAAAAAGTCTGTATTGCTAATAGAACTCGTCTCGTTGTAACGGATATAATATGGTATCTTATCTGCCATATTTCTCAAGAATTTCTTTTATTTTCTCAATCAAAATCTCGTCGTCATTTTGTAGACTCATCTCTAACTTGTCAGCAAAATAGCCCTCAATAGAGAAACCTTTTACCTTACCCTCTTTGACATCGTTCCAAACATCATCGTTGTTCACCTTCATTGAAATCATCCAAGTTCCAACAGGTAAATCAAATCCGTACTTTTTTGACTTGTCATGTTGCTCATCTTCAATGATCCAACTTTCAACAACACTCATTCCGTTCAACTTGTCCTTGTGTTCGTATGTAGCATTGTTTTGGTTAGACCTCATCAAGAATAACTCAGATGCTTTGCGTACCGTCTTTTCAGAGAAATAGATGTAATACTCCTCATCCTTTTCGTTACGTCTATATATATGCTTATTCGGGATTAAAGCTGCGCCCATTAATAAACGCTTTTCTTCGTCTATTTCTTTGAGTGTTACTTCATGTCTTTTAAGGGCTATGAAGTTTTCTTGAATCGCAGGATTTTCAACCACACTAACCGCATCAATTCCGCTTAGAGAATCCTCTTCATTAATAACAAGTTCGATGATCTTATTCATACTTTCTAAACTTAAAACTTAACCAAATGTTGCATAAGTTACTTTCTGATTATCTAAGGCTTGTTGTGTAGTAACCTCTGCACCAACCACATAAGCCTTTATTGGTTCGTTTAATCCTGCTAACGGATTAGCGCCTGCATTACCTACTATGTTAAAGTTGGCAGGTGTTGGTGCTGCTCCTGCTGTGGTAGTCTGTTGACCTCCTCCCCCACCCGATGCATTTACTGGCGATGGAGCATTAAATTGTGTCTTAGCAATTTTAGCAATATTAGTTGCTGCAAATCCCGCAGCTAATCCAGCTTGCACTATTGGATAGGCAGGAAAAGCTACTGTAATAGGTGACTTCTGCGCTGTCTTATACGCTGCAATTGTACCCTCAATACCTTCAACTGTTGCACTTGCAAGGCTAATTGCTTTTTGTATGTTAAACGCTTTCTTTGCTCTTGCTTCATCTTCTGATGCAAATAACTCTGTTAAACCACTCAATAACTTAAGTCCATCTTTAGCCATGTCAAAAGTAGCTTGTTGAAGCATCTCTTTTCTTTCAAGTTCTTTGTCTGCTGCTTCCTTATCTTTGGCTTCTTTCTCTTTTCTATACTTGTCTTGAATAGCTGCAATGTCAGATTTTAATGCTTCTTCTAATTCTTTTTCGAGTTCTGCGTTTTCCGATGCAGCTGCAAATTTTTCTTCATATGCTACAACTAAATTAGCAATCTCTTTTTCTTGTTCGTCTTTGATAAGTTCACGCTGTAACTTATCGTACTCATCTTGTTTTTTAATTCTTTCTTCATTAGCCTTATCACGTAAATCTTGCGCTTCTTTTAATTTTCTTTGTTCTTCTGTTAAATTCTTTTCGTCTTCTTGTTTCTTCCTTTCAGCTTCGGACTCTGCATTCTCTTTTGCTCTCTTTCTTCTATCCGCTGCATCTTCTGCTTCTTGTTTGCGCTTTTCCTCTGCATCTCTTTTAGCATCGGTTAACTCTTGCTGTCTATCAACCATTTGTTGACGACGCAATTCTTGTAGTTCTTTAGCTTCTTTAGCTGCTTCTTCTCGTGCTTTTGTAGCGTTTTCTCTTGCTTGTACAGCTACTTCTCTTTGCTTCTTGATTAATTCCTCATCAGCACCTGCAGCAACCATTGTTGCAAGAATATCTTTTTCCCTTAGATAGGTTGATTTTGCTAACTCAGAGTTTTTACGTGCAAGTGCAAGTTCTTCTTCTTGGTGTTTAAGCGCTAATTTTCTTAACTCCTCCGCACTCTTACCCGATGCTTTTGCGTAATCGTAAACAAATTTATTATAGCTTTCTTGTTTCTCAGATGACCTTTCAATTTGTTGCTGTTGCTTCTTTAAAGCAGCTGAGTTTTTATCAATTGACTTTGACATTTTCTCCTCTGCATCGGCACTTTCTTGAAAGAAAGAAATCAGTTTATAACCTGCCACAATTAAAGCGGTTATAGCTACTATTATTGCTCCAATAGGATTTGCACTCATGGCAGCATTCCATAACCATTGAAGTGCAGTTGATGCCTTTTGAACTATTGATAAATTACCGATTTGAGTGGTTAGTGTTTTGAAAGACTCAACAGACTCCATCACTCCATTGACACCTTCCGCTAAAGCCATTGCACTCTGAACCTTTAATAAGGTTTCTTGTACCGCTTCACCCTCAACACCTACTAAACCAAGCGCACCCTCAAAGGCTTGAAATCCATTTAATACACCGCTTAATGACTGAGTTAATGCATTAAATTTAGCATCTGGGTTATACGCATCTGTTAAGGCTTTAGCATCTCCGATAGCATCTTTTAACTCCGCAGCTTTCTTTGCAGCTTGTACAGCCTCTCTTGATGTAGCACCAAATTTTTCTGATAGTGCAGCAACTTCTGCTTGTGCTTCTCTTAATTGCGATTTTAAGGATTTTACATTGTCCTTAATCTCAACGTCTATTTCTACCTTTTCAGCCATTTGTCAAACCTTTACTTTTAAACTCTCGTTTAGCTTGTTTGTATCCTTCCTTTATTGTCTTGGGGATTTTATACTTCCCTTTGGCAATCTCTATGTATTCGTGTTTTGCTACGTGTGCATCCAATTGGAGCATGTCTATTATATTCTTTATCATCCTGCTTGGTTTACAATGAAATCATAAGTTTGTGTATCTCCATTTTCGTAGGTCTCAGTTACTGTTATAGCATGACTCACAGCGTTACCCTCTTCACTTCGTATGTTTAGATAGTCTTCAAAAATAAAGTCCTCAGAAGCCTCTGTAATAAAGGAGTCTATTTCGTCCGTATTTGGGTCGAACACCATTAATATCTGCTCATCTTCCGTAAATGTGCTTGGTGTTGTAGTCACTCCCGTAGGTGCTGAAAGACTTACACTTGATGCACCATTAGGTAAAGCCCAAGGATAAGTAATTTCGCCTCCATCTCTTGGTACTACTATTCGTGGTTGTCTTGGTTTAACTTCCCTAAAGTCAAGCATCAAAACAAAGTCTACTTCACCTGTAGTTAAGTTGGACTTCATTTCATTTATGATGTACCTTTTGTCCCTAATTACGATTCTATCGTTTAGCTTTAATCGTGTTAACTTAGTGACAGGAAGAATCATCTTAACGTACACTAAACGATTTTTAGCTTGGTATAAATTAAGAATATAAGGTGAGTAGTATTCTTGATATATACCTCTTGGTATGTTTACCTCTAACAAACTTGAAATGTCATTACCAAAGTTCAAAGACAGGTTGTCAAAATTGTAATACAAGTCTTGACCAAATGGCATGTAATTACTTATAGTAGCTGTTGTAGTACCATTGTCGAACTTAAATGAACACGCTTGTTGCTCATACATGTAAAGCAATACAGGTTTCGGTATGTAAGGCTTGTAGTCATTTGGTTCTAAGCAATAACCCACTTGTAAGTTTGTGCCTGTAAATTTTTTATGTAGTAAGTTTTCAAATGGAACTTTAACCAAATATTCCTCACCATCGTAATCATAAGCCTGCTCTAATGATCCGTAATCTCGGTTAAACAATTCCTTAAACTGAACGTTCATAAATGAC